TGGTCTTCTTGAGCTCGGTGAATTGGGCGGTCTCTGGAAAAATGTCGCAGGTCGATACGAAATCGACGGCAAAAAAGTCTATGCTAAGGCTATACTCAAAGACCCCGAGCAGTATTTCACTCCAGAAGTAATGCAGCAACTTGATGCTGCCGCGAAACAATACTATTCCTATGGAACGAATTGAGACTACTATTCTCAGAAACCTTGTATATAATGAAGAATATTCTAGGAAGGTAATTCCTTTTATTCAACCAGACTATTTTGAAAGTAGGACAGAGAAAGTTGTCTTCCAAGAAATCGTTCACTTCATTGTAAAGTATGGGTCGGCAATCACGACTGAAGCTCTCACTATTGAGCTTGAGAATCGGTCTGACCTAACAGAGACTGAAATCAAAGAGGTCAGGGAAATCTCTGACTCTCTTCATGATTCTCCTGTTGATAGTCAGTGGTTGGAAGATACCACAGAAAAGTGGTGTCGAGACCGTGCCATTTACTTGGCACTCATGGAGTCCATCAATATTGCTGATGGTAACAATGAGAAGAAGAATCGTGATGCGATTCCTTCTATTTTGTCAGATGCTCTTGCAGTATCTTTTGACAATCATATCGGTCACGATTACCTGAATGACTATGAAGCACGCTATGAGTCTTACCACCGTAAGGAAGACCGTATCCCGTTTGATATTGAGTATTTCAACAAGATTACGAAAGGCGGTCTTCCTAATAAGACTCTTAACATCGCTCTTGCTGGGACAGGTGTTGGTAAGTCTCTTTTCATGTGTCATATGGCTAGCGCCTGTCTGCTTAACGGACGTAATGTGCTTTACGTTACAATGGAGATGGCAGAAGAGAAAATTGCTGAACGTATTGATGCAAACCTTCTCAATGTCAATATCCAAGATTTGACAGACCTACCTAAGACAACCTTTGAGAATAAAGTTACCAAACTCTCAAAGAAGACCCAAGGCACTCTTATAATTAAAGAGTATCCTACAGCATCAGCACACAGTGGACACTTTAAGGCACTTCTTAACGAACTTTCACTTAAGAAGTCATTTAAGCCTGATATTATTTTCATTGATTACCTTAATATATGTGCTTCCTCCCGCTATCGCCAGACGGGCACTGTCAATTCATATTCATATATTAAGGCAATTGCAGAAGAGCTTCGTGGCTTGGCTGTTGAGGCAAACCTCCCTATCGTATCTGCCACGCAGACCACTCGCTCTGGTTATGGTAGCAGTGATGTTGAACTCACTGATACTAGTGAATCCTTTGGTTTGCCTGCTACTGCTGATCTTATGTTTGCCCTTATTAGCACTGAAGAGCTTGAGCAGTTAGGACAACTGATGGTGAAGCAACTTAAGAATCGTTATAACGATTTGTCAGTATATAAACGCTTCATTGTGGGTATTGATAGAGCGAAGATGCGACTCTATGACTGCGAGCAGACTGCTCAAAACGACATACTTGACTCTGGGCAAGAAGGGGAGTATGATTACGAAGATAAACCCAAAGAATCATTCGAAGGATTTAAATTTTAATGGAACGACATATTGACTTTGAACGCTATCAAAAATTTGTTGATGCGGTTACTAGCGACGCCTCTACTGATTTTCTCGCTCTTTCCGACCGCCTTGTTGCCCTTGACGAGAAGGGTGCCAATATTGAGCGACTACTTACTGCAGGTGTTGGTATTAATGCTGAGGGTGGGGAGTTTCTTGAAATCATCAAGAAAATGGTTTTCCAAGGAAAACCTTGGAACGACGATAACCGTGAGCATCTTATTATTGAACTCGGTGATCTTATGTGGTATGTTGCTCAAGCCTGCATGGCACTCGATGTTTCTTTCGACGATGTGATTGCTACTAATGTCAAGAAACTTGAGAAGCGTTACCCCGAAGGTGCCTTTGATGTTTACTTCTCTGAAAACCGTGCTGCTGACGACCGATGAAAAAAGTTACTATTGAAATGTCTGTCCGCGCCGCAGCGGCAGTCCGTCAAGTCTTGTTTGACGCACAAAAAGGATACAGTACTGGTGACTCTTGCCCAGAGCGTGTATTTGAAATTCGTGAAGTCATTACAGACCTTGACGATGCCATCAGTGCTGTGGTAGAATAAGCACAACGACCCGAAAGGGTCACTTGGGGAATTAGCTCAGTTGGTAGAGCACCTGCTTTGCAAGCAGGCTGTCAGGAGTTCGAGTCTCCTATTCTCCATAAATATCTAAAAAGTCCTCATGGCGACTATTGGAGATAAACCAGCAGACTGGGATAAGTACGTGAGACTTAACCCAAATTCAACACAGATTGATTATGTTGTTGAAAATAATATGGTTGATATTCCAGTTTATAAAAGTGTTGCATTGCAAGAAACTGTCACTAGTGTTAGTGCAGGAGACAAGGTAAAAATATATACAAAAAACTTTACCCAGATTGGAAGAAGTAAATACGCAAATGTTAGGGTTGGGACTCAGACGGGAATCCTGAGGATAACTGCAATAAGAAAACCTGGCACTACTTCGGGTGGTAGTGTTGAGAGAAGATATCTTGATTTTACTAGACAGCAACTGAGGGAGATGGAAGATGCTTCTAACATTGGCATAGGCAATCCAACTGGAGTATCACTTTTTATTCCTGGAATTGGGATGAGAATTGGTATAACTGATATTGAGAAAGTAACTAATACAATACACGGAAGAGAAGCAAAATCAGACTTTGTATTTAAGAATAGTCTTGGAAAAGGAGTTCTTTATATCTCACACAAAGCTGGGTCTGGTCCTGCTGCTTTTAGGCAATATGGTGGTATTTCTGAAAAAGCGGGAGATATTCAAGATTCTGCTTTGATATACAATCATCCAGAAGTGCAGCAGCATCTTATCAAGTTGCAAAGATTATATTCTGATGCTATTGGTGGTAGAAGTATTCCTGCTAATCCATTTACTCCTAGTGGTGTGCTAAATGGATCAGTCTATACTATGATAAATGATGCGACACTGATTAATCAGTCTGTGTTTGGTCCTTCTTTTGGTGGAGACTTCGGTCCAGATAATGTGCATCTTGTTGGTCAAGGTCAATTTATTTTCAGACCTATGGTCAATAATGAGGGGGATTTGTATTTCATTCTTGGGTTTAGTGGAAAGATGGCATTGAACGGTCAGATAGCGACAGACTTTGCCAACAACTCAAGTGGTTATCGTGCTGTTATAATTACATCTGCTAAACCAGATAGAAATACCAAAACACCGAATGGTATAGTTCCTCTAGTAAGGACTGGAATATACCCCAAGAGTTTTAAGCCTGGTGCCATCCCAATCAACAGTTTAGTATGAATGACTATCTCCAAAAACTAATTCAAGATTTCAAGAGTAGAGACTTTAAGCACTTTGCTGCTTACGTCTATACTACTCTTCAGCGTGAGATTGATGCGTCTAAGACCAAAAAGCAGAAAGATAAATATATATTGATACGAAAACAAATCTTAAGGTATATCGTAACAAATCAAAATACGGTTACCAAGGAGTTGCAAAAGAAGAAGTGATGAAGAATTTTTTCCAATTTTTATCTGAGTCCGCCGCCCAGCAAGCAGCAAGATTGGGTCTGCAAGGTGATGGACATGGTGGTTGGTATGACAGAGCGTCTGGTGAGTTTGTTGCCAAGACGGAAAAAGGAAGACTGAAGTTTTATAATAAGCGTCAGAAAGTTGGTGGTAAAGACCCAGCACAGACTGAGAAGGAAAAGAATGTCTCAGACCCCAACTTTGTTGACCCTGCATTGCAACAGCAGGCACAGGATCAAGCATCAATGGATGCTGCTGCAGCACAAGCACAACCTCCTGTAGAAGAAGCACCTCCAGTAAATTATCTCCCTGTAGAAAAAACCAAGGGCACATTGACCGTTGCTTTTGGTCGCTTCAATCCTCCACACTTGGGACACCTACAGTTGATGGATACTGCTGCTGGATCTGCTGAAGCAGAAGGTAGCGACTATATGATTGTGCCATCCCGCAGTCAGGATAAGAAGAAGAATCCACTGGATGCTGATACTAAAGTTGCTATTATGAGGCAAATGTTCCCTCAGCATAGTGAGCGTATTGCAAACGATGTAAGCACCAGGACTATCTTTGATGTGCTCAAGAAAGCACATAATGATGGATATGCTAATGTAAGAATCGTTGGTGGTGCTGATAGAGTTAAGGAGTTTGAGAAACTCTCTAACAACTATAACGGAAATCTTTACAACTTTGACAACATTGAAGTTGTTTCTGCTGGCGACAGAGACCCAGATTCTGAGGGAGTTGAAGGTCTTTCTGCTTCAAGAATGAGACTTGCTGCATCTGAAGGAGACTTCAAAACTTTCCGTGCTGGTATGCCACCAGAGATGAAACCCAAAGATGCAAAGTCAATATACAATATTGTAAGACAATCAATGGGTATTGAAGATGGAGTTGCTGAAGGTTGGCAGATTGCTCCGAAGTTTAATTATCAAGTCCTTCGTGAAAACTATATCAATAATAACATCTTCAAGATTGGTCAACTGGTAGAAAACCTCAATACAGGTCTGGTCGGTCGCATCATTCGCCGTGGCACCAACTATCTTATTTGTGTGACTGAAGATAAGATTATGTTTAAGTCCTGGATTAAGGATGTTACTGAAGCAATCGTAAATGGCACTACTAAAAGCGGTGTCCCAGCAAGTCAGAGAGAAATTGGCACCGATAAGCACAGAGAATATGTTATGTCAATGGTGCCTGGATGTGTGAGCGGATATGATTTCATAAATAAGAATAAGAAAAGAAAAAAGTAATCTTTACTCGAAATGAAAAAGCATATCGCTGAAGATCTTCCAGCAAGAAAGCACGCTCCTGCCGCTGCTGCCCCTGTAGCAAAGAAAGAAGGTGGAGAAGGTGGTGGAAAGAAAGAGCAAGGATCTGAAAAGAAAGTCAGACAGGCTGTCTACGATATCCGTTATCGTGCAAGAAGAGAAGACATTGACCTGAAGCAGGCATTCTCTCAGTATATGTCTAATAGTTCTTTAAGTCCTCAAGAGAGAGCGATGGTAAGAGCAAAACTCTTCGGTAAGGAAGGTGGCGCTAAAGTTGCTGAGCAGTTTGAGAATACTGGTAGCGACCTGGCAGTTGATGGTGTTGCTGGTGCACTCTTCAAGGTATTTGTTGAGGGTATTGAGAAACCAGAAGAGCCTATTCAACTGGTTTATGAGCGCCAGATGGAAAGCAAGGAAGGCACTAAGTATCATGTTAGTGTTACCGACCCTAAGACTGGTAGAAAGTATACAAGATTTGCTACCCGCGAAAAGATTACTCAACTGAGAGCAAGAGGTCTCAAAGTTGAAATGTCTGAGCACGAAGACTCTAGAGAAAGAGCAGCAGGTGCTGAGAAGAAGAGAAAGAAAGGACTTGACCCTGTTGCCAAGAGACCTGAAGATAGAGATGGTGATGTAAATAATGATGGTAAGAAGGATAAGACCGATTCTTACATCTACAATCGCCGCGATGCAATCAAAAAAGCAATCGCCAAAGAAGATTATGTTTGGACGGAAGCAACTGGCACTACTTCAGTAGAAGGTCAGAATGCTAAGAAAGTCGATGTTATGAAGTCTGGTGAGCAGAATGCTGTTAAGGTATTCCCAGACATGAAGGAAGGATTTATTACTGAGAAATCAGTAAGTAAGTCTCAGCAGCGTTTCATGGGTATGGTTTGTGCCTATAAGAAAGGTGAAATGGAGAATGCTTCTCCTGAAGTAGTTGAAGCAGCAAAGAGCATGAGTAAGAAAGATGCTTGTGATTATGCTGAAACCAAGCATGAAGGACTTCCTGAGAAAGTTTCTGAGGGTGCCTGCTCAGATGGTGGAAAGTGTGAGAAGTGTGGAAAAGACCCCTGCGAGTGTGATAGAAGAGATAAGAAAACTTATCGTGACCTTCTGAAGAATAAGTTTAGATCCATGGGTGCAAAAAACCCAATGCTTCTTGACGACCCTGAAGATGAAAAGGTCATGAAGGTTATGACTTCTTCATCTGCAAAGATGGATGAGGGTGTAATGCCTGATCCAATTGATCCTGCAGCACATAAGGAAAAGCAGAGAACTGAAAAGATCTTCAAAAAGGCAAGTGGTGGAATGGGATCAGAAAAAGATTTTCTGAAGAGAACGGGACCACAACTTCCTGGTGGACTGAAAGGAGCCTGAAAAAATAGTTAAGACTCCTATATATTGATAGATAACTGGTATCTATCATGTTAGGATTTCTTCTTCCACTGGCAGCAAAGGTAATTCAAGATGCAGTATCCAAGATCCCTGAAAATGAGGAACTTGGTGAAAAACTGATTGACATTTGCTTAGTCATCCTTGGTAAAGCAGTCAAACTGACTAAAACCGATATGGACGACCAACTGCTTGAAGCAGTAGCGAAAGCAATCAGAAACCGCGAAGAGTGATTTAAGGGAGACCTTAAGGTCTCCTTTTTTTATAAATATCAATATAAGAATTCTATAAGGTAAGGAAACATGGCTCTTTGGGGCAATTCAGACGCCGTATATT